CTAGTGCCGCTCTTGGTCGCTACAATCAAAGAACTAGAGGCACGGATCACTGCCCTAGAAAACGCATAATCGGAAAAGGAAAAAGCTATGGCTATTACTTACACTTGGTCAATCTCCAACATGGAGCATGAAATATCGGACGGTGCTGTAATTACTGCGCACTGGTATTGCTTAGGCACTGACGCAGATGCAAACTCTGCACGTTCTTATGGGACAACATCATACACACCAGACCCATCAGCCGCAGGGTTTATCCCTTACGCTGACTTGACTGAAGAAATAGTCTTGGGCTGGGTACACGGAACGGTGGATAAGGATGCCACTGAAGCTGCTATTGCTACCAAGATTGATGCGATAGCTAATCCAACGTCTGCTGCGGGAATGCCTTGGGTATCTGAGGAAGCAGCATAACCTAGAAGAGAGGAAAGACTAATGACAGAGAAAAAAACACAAGTCATTACGATTGATGAAGTAGAATACAACGTGGAAGATTTTACAGATGAACAGAAGGTTCTAATCAACCACGTTATGGATTTAGATCGTAAGATCGGTAGCACTAAGTTTAACTTAGATCAGCTTAATGTAGGTCGTGGGGCATTTATGAATGCTCTTAAGGAAACTCTTAAGCCTGATCCAGAGCCACAACAAGAACAACAAGCAGCTTAATTAGACAAGGATGCCTGACAATGGGATATAAACTAGGAACACGTAGCTTACAGAACTTGTCAGGCGTTCACCCTGATATGCAAGCTGTAGTTAAGAAGGCAATAGAGATCACTGAGGTAGACTTCACAGTTATCGAAGGTATACGTCATATTGATCGTCAAAGACAGTTACTCAAAGAGGGTAAGTCAACTACCCTTAACTCAAGACACATCACAGGTCATGCTGTAGACATGGTTCCTTGGCCTGTAGATTGGGAAGACTTAGATAGGTTTGAAACTATGGCTGAAGCCATGAAGGGTGCAGCAGAAGAGCTTGACATTTCCATCGTATGGGGTGGTGACTGGAAGAGCTTCTATGATGCCCCTCACTTTGAACTTGATCGTAAAGTCTACCCAGCATGACCAAGGAAGAAGATAATTGGCATCTCTCTAGGAGTGTCCCTATAACCCTTATCTTTGGTCTTATAGCTCAAGCAGCAGCTATCGTGTGGACTGTATCTATGATGATGTCAGACATTGAACGTAATGCTGAAGAGATCATGCGTCTACAGTCTAGGATGTCTATTGTAGAAGATGCTACACAAAGACAAGCAGTATCTATGGCCCGTATAGATGAAAACATTAAAGCAATCCGACAATCAGTAGAAAAGATGGCTAATGAATAGTTATCACTTAGTAGAAATAATCAAAGGCCCAATGCAAGTTGGTGACAAGTGGTTTATTCTTTGTCGGGTTGTTCACAAGAGTACTTCTTCAAGACCTTCACTTGAGGAAGTAAGTTTCGATACTTTTGATGCAGCCCATGAGTTTGAAGCTCAATGGGGGTAGTGCATGATAGATCCATTTACAGCTTTGGCTGCTGTCAAGAGTGCTGTCAGTGCAGGTAAAGAGCTTGTCTCAGTTACTAAACAAATTGGTGAGTTCTTTGATGGTGTCGATGAACTAAGGAACAACCACAATAAGAAGAAGAACAGTCTCTTCTCAGGTGATGATGAGAACAGTATGGAGACTTTCGTAAAGCTACAGAAGGCTAAGGATGCTGAGGAAGAACTCAGAGCCATTGTGATAGCTACCAGAGGTTACTCCGCTTGGGGTGAGCTACAGGAAATCAGAGCTAGAACACGTAGAGAACGTAAAGAGAGAGAAGCTGCTAATAGGCTCCGTAAGCAGGAGACAGTAGAGAAGGTAGTTGTTATTGGGGGTACTCTGGTTGTGTTGTCTATTATAACAGGTATAGCTGCACTTCTGATAATGTCATCAAAGGGAATGTTATAATGGGTTTAGAAGCTAAAGGTACTTTTCCATTCCAGATGTATCAGATTCCTGAATTTACAGCTACGACTGTGACTACAGCACCTATTCTCCCAGCTAAGGTTAGTGCTGATAAGCCAAAGGTTGTAGAGCCAGCTACTCGTAGTGAAGTTACCATAAGACTTGATAAGTACTGGCAAGAGAAGGCTGAAGAACTCTTAAACAGACAGAGAAGTATGGCTGAGTTAGCCTACAGTCCCAATGGTAGGATTGTAGCACCTATAGATGTAGGTAGAATACTAGACGTAGAGGTATAACATGACAGCAGCAATGGAACGTATACTAGCTTGGAAACTACTGCCACGACTAATGATGTTAGTTATGACTGGTATGTACATCAGAGTGATTGAGTGGTTTATGTCGTTACCACCAGAGGCTATGACATCACAGGCAACTGCACTTACAGCAACTGTAACTGGGGCCTTAACAGGAGCCTTTGCAGTTTGGTTAGGGAATGAAAGCAAATGATTGGTCAAATCTTAAGTAGTGTAGTTGGTTTAGCTACAAGTGTAATCGACAGTAAGACACAGATCAAATTAACTGAGGCTGAGATTAAGAAGAAACAGCTTACAGGTGAGATAGACTGGGATCTAGCTGCTATACAGGCTACACAGAATAGCTGGAAAGACGAGTGGATAACCCTACTCTTCAGTATTCCCCTGATACTAGCCTTCTGTGGTGATTGGGGTAATGCTATAGTACAAGCTGGGTTTCTAGCACTTGAAACTATGCCGACATGGTATCAGTATTCCCTTGGTGGGATCGTATCAGCATCCATAGGAATCAGATCAGTATCTAAATTCTTCGGTAAATAATAACAACAAAAAGACTACCCCAGACAAACTTAAGCCCCTGTATCCTTAGTTGGACGCAGGGGCTTTTTTTATTGTGTCATTGCTTTAAAGGTGCTGGTTAAAGACTTTAGTAGATTACTCAGTGTAAAGTAAGCATAGTCTACTTCTTGTTGTAGTTTATGTACCTTCCAGACCAAGTAGAGTGTAATACCTAAGTGTACTAAATCTACTGACTGATTTAGGCTTATCATTTCTTACTCTCCACTTGTACGAGCTTATCTAAATACCAGTTAGCCTTCTTAAGGTCTTCTAAGCCATTCTTGTAGCGCCACCTATGAAGGTACTTAGCTATATTCCCTCGTAGGTAGCCTACAAACTCATCCTTGCTTAGGAAGTCCTCAATGTATTTAATACACTCAATAGTGCCTTGTCCGTAGTGTGGTGGACTATTTACATTATCAGATTCCATCTTACCTAAGTCCCACTTAGCCATTACTATTTCTCCGTCTAAGATACTGATTTTAAGATGCCAACTAATAACATGAATACGGCAAGTGTTTCAAGTCCAGTCATTATTCTCTCCTTATGTTAAGTCTACGAGTTCACAAGTGTCACCACTACAAGCCATTGTTTGACTACCAGCAGTGTTGTCTTCATTCTCATACTCTGAAAGTTCAGACCAGTCAATAGCCTTTGGCATAATAGCTAACAATTCTTCGTAGTCATCTTTAGTACAGTCCTGATAAGGTGCTTGCTGGTAAGTATGATCTGAGTGAGGTAAGAAAGATACACCTGACATCTCATCAAAGTGCTTGTACACAAATGCACCCACTTCCATCCACTCATGGTCACGAACTGAGATCGTCACGCTAGGCTTATGTTCACACCATGAGCGTTGATACGTTAGCCACATTTCTAGTTGCTCTACGGCTGTCATATCGTTTCTAGTGACTGCTCCTGATGGAGACTTGATAGGGAAGCTAAAGACTGTAGTTGTGTCCCCTTTCATAACACAAGGTTCGTTAGGTACACCCTTATCAATCATAAACTTCGTCAGCGGGTCCTTGTTATCTCCACGCACAGTACGAACATAATAAGGGCTGTGACGAGCATGAATACCACTAGCAGAATCAACAAGTTGGGAGACAGTACCACTTGGTTTAACGCAACTGATAGCAGTAGCAACAGGGATGTTAAGGCGTTCAGCCCACTCAGCATTCGTAGATATTGCAACATTCTTTAACCTCTCTAGTGTTTTATCAAGACCAGCATTCTGACTGGTAGTTAGTTTGTTGTCCATGATGCCCGTTAGGGATACACCTAGTAACCTCTCCTCTTCTGTATTCTTCTGCCAAATCTTACGCAGGTAGGGAAACTTAGTATAAGTAGATTGGATAGTGCCTAGAATAGTTGCTAGACGTACCTTCCGCTCTAAGTCATCTATAGTGTCTGTGGCTCGTACTACAATCTCTGTCAAGTTACAGAACTGGTTTGGTCGTAAGATAATTTCGCTACAGGGGTTAGTACCGAACTCATAGTTAGGATCTCTACGGCCATTCTTAGCTGCTTGTACCTTGCTTGCTTGACGATTAAAGACACCACGTTCACCTGACTTACTTTCCACTAGAGATTGCCACTCCCGCATGAATGTCTCCATGTCAGGCTTTTCTGTGTAGCTCACACTGTTATTGGCTAATGCACGATGGGCTGCTGTTTCCCACCACTGTCCTGACTTAGCATGACGCATCCTATCATCAGATAAGTTAGACAAGCTAATCATAGCACTACGACGAACACCACCAACTACGACAATCTGACCGATAAAACACATAAGGTCATGGCACTCAATAGAAGATAGCTTACGATTCTGAGCAGCCTTGAAGGTAGTCACTGCAAAGTTAAACAACTCTACTAAGGGTGCAGGGCCAGATGCTCTGCCGCCAAAGGTCTTAAGCCTAGCACCAGCAGGGCGTACAGCAGACACATCCCACTTAGGTATCTCACCAGCCCAGAGAAGAGCAAGGACTTGACGAAAGGCTTTAGCCCACCCTTCCTTACTATCTTTAACTACAACCAATGTGTCGCTCTCAAACAGATCAGGAACCTCTGGTAACTTCTGGATGAACTGACGCTCTACTGAGAAGCCTACACCTGTACCACACAACAAGATAAACATAGCCTCATCAAATGCTTTAGGGTCATCTACTGGTAAGTAGCTACAGTTGTACCCAGCAGTATTGTCACGGGCTAGTGCTGGACCAGCAGTCATCATAGCTCGCATAGAGGGCATAACTTCTAGGTTTAGTATGGCATCCCGTAGTTGATTGACATAGGAATCATTACCAGCTTTAGGGCGTACCACATTATCCATGTAGCGTTCTACTGTATCACCCCAATCCTCACGGCCCTCACCGTCGATATACTTAGCGTAGCGAGACTTAGCAATAAAAGTCTGATAGTCAGTTGGTAGGTAATTATTCATCTTCAGTCTTCCCTCTCGCTCTCATAGTCTTATCTTCTTTTAGCCAAACCATACGGTCAATATCTGATCTAGGTATACCAATGTCTAGTAGTTCTTTATCTGTTAGTTGGTTAAGTTGCTTGATTGCTATCCTGTGGGTTCGCCATGTCGCAAGGTAGTTCATGTAACGCCAGAACCATGACATACCTGTATTCTTCTTACTCATCGATTATCACCTGATCCTTGTAGTGTACCGTTCTTAACACGCTCGTTTAACTTCTCCATGTTCAACTCAATGATCTTAACCAAGCTGCCACCAAAGATGTTAGACAGAGCTACAGTA